ATCATCGTTCCACAAAAATAACCAATCCCCCTCCGCCATGTATGAAAGTTTGTTTACGTATTCGTGAAGCCTTGAGTATCCCATGCGTTTAACCAAAAGTATCTTTGTATCAGGATAATTTTTAACAAGATAATTGACCGTTTCCAAATCATCATTATCTACACCCACCAAAAGTTCAAACTCTCCCCGTGCTTTTTCGTATAAAGACCTTAGGCTCGCATCAAGCTTTTCAACACGCCTTCGAGTTGGAAGTATTACAGATACTTTACCCATTGCTTTGCTATTTCTCCCCAAGTTTCCTTTTTAGCTTTCTTTTGGCAATCGGCTCTTAGCTTTTCAACTTCACCGGATTTAATAAGCCTTACAATCTCATTGGCCACCGCCTCTTGGGTTTCGCGGGCATTTGGATCACCCTTAACACGCACGCCATAGTCTTTTTCTTTTAGGGCTGCGTAATCTGTCATTACGGGCACGCAACCCACCAAAGCAGATTCACGAACCGAAATACAATCAATCTCCTCAAAGTCAGTAGCATAGTAGTGTATTGAAGCCTCAGCCTTCTTTTTAAGAAGCTCCTTGTGCCCAATCCTGCCGTGTTCAGTTACCCCTTTTTGATTCATCATATGCACCAGCTCCTCTTTCCACTTCATACGCTCAGGGTTTCCCCTGTGAACTGTGTCAAATAAATTCCAACCGTAATAAATATCAAGTGTGGCTTCCGGTATCTCACGTTTAATAATCGGCCAACCCCAATGAAGCATCCAAAAAAGCCCCCTGTCATAACTTGAGGCATATATCAATTTATAAGGATCGCGCGTCCCCTTAATCTTAATAAAACGCTTATCAACTCCGTTTGTGATAATTTCAATCTTCTCATCTGGTACATGAGGTATTAAATTTCTGTGGTAGCGTGACTTAACCATGATCTTATCCACGTTTTTAAGCCTTTCGGGTGTAAATTCTTTAGGATTTGGTACGTCGTGAAGGTCCAATAATACCCTTTTTGCGCTCCACTTATTATCAAGCTCCCACGGTGCTCTCCAAATAATAAGCGTGTTAAAGTTGTCGTTTCTATTAAACCTGTAAAAATTAAGATACTCAACGCCTCCATAATCACCCTCAATCGCCCCTGGATTTCCATATACGGTAACGTTGTAACCCATTGCCCTCCAATTCTTGGCCAATTGCACAATTGCCGTTTCGCTTCCCCCAAGACCGGTCTTAAGGCTATCAGGCGACCACTCCTCAAAACTACGCCCTGCCCAGATAACAATAGATTTATCATTCCAGTTTTTGGGTGGGTTAAACTTTTGTCTTATTTGCTCAACATAAGCATTGCCTTCAATTGAAGAAGGCAGAGCATTAAGTAGGGTGCTAATCTTTTCAAGTTCATTTGTTTTGAGAAGTTCCTTTTGCAACGTTTCAACTGCACGGGTTGCCTCTATAAGCTCCTCCAGCCTTTTTGCCCCCATAAGTTTGGTTTTGAACTCCTCGCTTTGCGGTACAATCTTCACAAGCTCCTCCAAAGCCTCAATTGCAAGCTTGGTCTTTTTTCTTCCCATAGCAATCATATACATCGTTTCAAAGTAATGAATCTCGTCATCTATAGGTACTTGGACAATTCCGCTTTTGTGCTCAGGCATTTGTACAAATATGCGCGCATACACCTCAGCATCATCATACTTTTCCTGCAAGGCTAGAGCGTAGGCGAGGTTGATATAAACAGTTCTAATACGCTTAAACTCACCCAGTGCCCTTAAAAATTCTTCCTCTGCACCTTTTGTGTCACCCTCAAACAACTTAATAAGCCCCATATAGTTACGGGCTAAACAACGCTCCTCATCCCAACCAGAGTGCTTTAAATAATCTTTAAAAATCTTGTATGCTTTGTCGTAATCCTCTACATCAAAATAGTTACGAGCTAGGTAGTATTCAGTTCGTGGGTCGTGCTTGTCACCCTCGTTTTTGTAAGTTTCCTCAAGTATCTCAAGATTTCTGGTATTGTTGCGCTCAAATGACTCCTTGGGTGGAAAATGATTTACCTTAACGTCTTTAAAATAGCCATTATTTGCTTCTCTAGTTGGAATTAACGTTTCGTGAAGGTGCCCTTTCCATTCATAATATCCGCGTCTAACTATACGTTCTCTAGGATGAACAATCTCAACCTTTCCGGTTTGTGGGTTAATTTGATAGTTGTAGTCAAAAAATATTGAAGTAAGTTTTTGCGCATCCATCACCTTAACCATTTCAGGTAGAAGCTCAGCGTTTTGCCATATATCATCCGTGTCACACCAGACAATGTAATCATACTCCTCAGGTACTTGTTTTAAAGCGTAGTTTCTTGCCTTCTCAAAGCTTTTGTCCCATTTATAAAAACTAGTAACTCCTCCATAGTTTTTAATTATTTTTTTAATTTGAGTGTCAGGCTTGTTGGTAGTGGTTACAAATATACCGTCAACGTATTTAGCTATTGAATTTAAACAACGAACTAAAAGCTCTTTTTCCGTATCATCTTTAACAATCATATTGAGCGCAAGTTTGCTCATATGTTTTCCCTTTCCGGCACACTATATTGAGGATAGCGTTTTGCAAATTGCCTCCAAAAATCCACATTATCAAAGTCTGTTAAAAAAAATGACATTAAATCTTTAAGGTCTGCTGGAATTGATACAAGGTGGCGCATGTCTTTACGCTTGTTTGCTCCCCAACGGTTTTTAAGATTTTTTCTTCTTTGAGCCATGGCTTCTTGCCGTTTTTTAGTACCCTCGGGATCACGTTTTTCATAAATCTCTACTAAAAAACTAACTACTTCCCACATGTTTTTGCCACGTATCTTTTGAAGTAGTTTTTCCACGGCCTCATATGCCCATGCTGGATAAACCTTACCATCTGGTCTTACTGCTACTAATTGATCGTCCATTGTTTCAAATTATGCGGGCCAACCCCAGGGGGTAGGGGTTGGCCCAATTAGCTACCTTAACCCCCATTTGTACTAATTTACTTACTCCGTTGCTGCGTAAGAGCGTAGTACCATTCCGCGTGCAGTATCAACTTGTACCGTAGCCTCACCCACAATGTGACCTTTTTGGCTATCGCCTGTCACACCATTAGGTACGTGCTTTGGTCGCCTCAAGTAACCAATCTTACAAAGGTTCTTTCTAATACCCAGAACCTCGCCTCCGTTTCCGTCTGTTGGCATATCTTTGTGTGCACGAACCTCAACCATGGTTCCATAGTCGGATTCAATAACATCCAAAGCTTGCACTAACCGTTTGTCGTCGGCTGGGATTGTTCTTGGGCTAGAAGTTGTAAAGAATGCGGCAACATCACCTTTCCTGCGTCCAGTCATTAAAACAAGATCAACTAAGAACTCGTCTGTCTGGTTCCAAGATTCGGTCATAATGTCGCGAAACTCCTGCTCAGAGAAAGAAGAGGCAGAGGTGCGCGCTGTATAGCGCCCATCAGTTGCCACTATGTTTCTAATACCATCCATCTCACGAGCCACGCCGGATGATCCAGAAGCTTTTGTGCCGCGAAGGATCGCGTACTCAAGTTTGTTTTTCCAACGTCGCATAGCCCAACCCATTTCACGAGCATAAGCGTCTTTAGGAGAAACTTTATTTACCACAACATCAGTTTCAGAGACCGCAAAGACCTCTTTAATGATCTGGGCGATATTGTTTTTCTTTGTTGGAACGCTCAAGTCAGAAAAAGTGTTGTCATCTCCTTCTACTGACGTGCTGTTTGAAGTTGGTCGTGACTGATAGTATTCAGTCCACTCATGGAGTGTTTGACTCACAGGAACATTACCCAAAACAGTGGAAAGATAATTCTGGTCAGGGCTGATGTCAGCTATTCTGTCCAAAAGATCCTCCCTTCGGGTGGTATCCATATAAGTCTGGTGTACTCCTGCTAATTGTGCCATTAATAATCACCTCCCAGCGACGGATTATTCTTCCCAGTTTGAGATAAAGGGGTCTGTAAGTTTGTTAAGCTCGGTTAAAGCGTCCTCATCGCCGCGCCTTGCCCTAGCTCTTAGCTCCTCTACGCGGTCAGGCTCTACATTCATAGTGCCCACCGTTGTTCCCCTTGACTCAATGGTGGCTGCTTCCTTCTGAGCTTGGGTAGCTCGCTCTTCAGTTGCACCCTGTTCCTTGGCTTGTGTACGAATTTCGTCGTATCTTTTTTGCACTTTGTCTGCAATATCTACCAATCTTGGTAAATTCTTGCCCGTAGCAATGGCTCTGTTTCGCTCTAAAACATACTGCGCTTGTACATCTGCGATAAAGCCTTTGTCACGGTTGGTCGATTTAGGATTGAGTGCCGGATATTTCGACCAAGCTTCTAAATCTTCCTGTTGTGCTTTGGCGGCCAGTGCCTCCCGTCTTGCGGCCTGTGCTTCATATCTCGCCTGTTGCACCTCTTGCAAAAAAGCTTGAGTTGCCGGATCAGATTCATCAAACTGTCCTTGCTGTGTCTGCGCTATATATCCGCTTGGGATTTGAGTTTCAGTGACACCTCTTGCAATATTGAGAAAATCAATGTCCTCATCTTGCTCTTCGGCGCGTCCTTCTAACTCCTCTATTTTTTTGCGCATAGCATAGAATGCCTGCTTCTGCTTTTCCGGTTCCTCAGGAAATTCGTCTCCCGAAACGTCTACAGGTTTTTCCTGTGTGTCCTGTGTCTGGTCTTGCTGTTTCGGCTCTTGCGAAGCTTCATTTTCAGATCCTTCAACTTCTGCAGCGGGTTGTTCTGCTGAGGGTTGGACATTCTCCTCTACTCCCTTTTGGTTTTCGTCCATATTTTTAAGAAAGGTATATACACCCCCTCTCTCTGCCCGATACTAGCGGCGTCCTAGCGTCTTTGCCCACTAAAAAAGGCGACGGCGCAACCCACGAATTATCGTGAACTGTAACCGTCGCCTCTAAGTTCTTTAGTAGGTGACTTAACGTATTATATCATAATTGGCTTTTTACCTTCTTTTTAGCCAACTCTTCAACTGTTACACCTAAAAGTCCAAGACCGCATTTTCTACACTCAACACTTGTTGCTGTCTTTTGTATAAACTCATGGTTACAACCAACGGTATTGTATAAAACATCACTATTTAGCCTTAACACCGCTTCTTTACCCTCTCTTGACTTATTAAAAGCTTCGTCTACGCTTTTTACATCCTCACGCTTCATCAATAGCTCCCTTCAAAAACTTATCTACCGCTTTTTGATATTCTTTTTTATTGCTTAAATTGCTTAATGTGTTTATAAGCATAGATAGACAACTAGCCAGTGCGTGAGCATAAACATAACGCTCTTGCCATCCTTTTTCACTGGGCTTGGGAAGTTCCCCTTGTACTGATTGATTTATTAAGGGTAAGGCGTATTCACGCCAGGCATCGGAGTTAAAAAACCCCCTTATTTCAGCTAAATAACGCTCTTCTGTATTTTTTTCAGATTGTTTGCTGGACATTACCTACACCCCCTAAAAATTGATTCGGTGTTGCTTGTTGTTGCATTGGTTGTGGACCTTGCACACCAGGCATTTGTGGCATTCCCATGCCCTGTTGTGCAGCCAGTTCTTCTGGCTCAATAGCTTCAAATAATTGGTCTGCATTTTTAATCTTCAACTTGTCTGCCATAAGCTCAAGGCTTTCTTTGGATTTAAGCCGATATCCCTGCGTTTGCAAATCCTGTTTGTTTTTCTCTGCCATTGCAAAAAAGGTTGCCATCGCCTGCACCTCATCTTGCTCATTTGGTACACCCAGGGTATTAAGATCAACTACAAAGCGATATTGACCAGTTAAGTCTTTTCTGTCTACACTTAAAAAGCCTGTTTTTTCATCGTCATTTAAATTAAGCTTTGGTAACACCTCACCGGCCATATTAACTGGATATAATGGCTTTGCATACTCATCAAGCGCACCGGATTCACGCAATAACTCATAAACCTCTTCAAAAGACACTTCGTAACCCTGTTCCGTCAACTCGTTCATAATAGTTTCAATATAACCATAGCCGTCGCTGGTTAATTCCCACCCGTTTAACCCTTCTTCAATGAAGTGCTCAATTGCGTCACGCCCCGCTACTCTAATTACCTTTTTGTCTGTCAGAAACTGCTGATCCATACTCCACCACAATGAATAAACCTTTTGAATTGCTGCTGATAGAAATATCTTGTTTAAGTTGTCGCGCGATCCGCGCTGAAGAGCCAAATCTTTTATTTCTGTGGCGGTTTTATCTGTAGCCAATGCCGCTAAATTGCTTGAATCTGCTGCTGTGTCGCCCATAGACTCATTAAACGTGGTATTGAGTAGTTTATATGCCTCTACAAAGTTTCTGGTAAATGTAATTGCTCCCTCAAGCCTTACCATGTCGGTTTGTGGATTATTCATAATCCAGGCGGCTCTAGGTTTAAACTCAATTGTTTTCCAATCAACATTGGTGGGGTGGGCTTTCATAATCGGGTAAAGCTCTGTGCTTACCGCCTCAATAAAGCCGGAGGTAAGAGCGTTTATTGCTTTTTGGCTACTTCTTCCTGGCTCAAGCTCGCTTACACCGTATATGTCATCATCAATTGGAATATAGACAAGCCTTACAATCGGTAAAAGTCCATGTTTATATGGGTTTTTAGTTACACGGATAACTAAACCAAGCCCCGCCTCATCATCTCCTCCCACATCAGGAAGCCACGTAATCCATTTGTCTCTCATGTATGTAGTAACAACCCTAAACGGTGTTTGCTTGCCTGAACCGCTTCTTTTGTTATCTAACCCACGAAGCGTGGCGTTTCTTGAATCGTAATTGTCTGTTACTGTATTTTGCTTAATACCTCGAAGCTTGTCCAAACCCATATATGCTGGCTTACCGCTATTGGCCTCACTTACTTCATTTATGGTTTCTAGCTCCTCTAAAGTAATTTCGCGCTCAAGGTGAAAATAATCTGAATCACTAATAGATACCGCCCCAGGCTGCGTGTAACATTTTCTATTGTCTAGGGTTTCAAAAATAGGCCCATCAAACACTATTTTTCCGTTTTTGACCTCTTTGCGCCAGGCCACAAGCCCAAATCCCGCTCCATATTTCCTGGCGTTTTGAGATAATCTAAAAAACTTGGCAATCAAAGGTTCTTCAAAATACTCATCGTGCTCATCATACTGGCTGCTCAAAAGCTCCGTACCTATTCGTGCCCCCAGAGGGTTGCCATATTGCCCCTCAACCAATTTTCCCTTAACTTTTCCGGTAATAAGGCGTGTATCCTTGCCGTAAATAGACTTAAATGCCAGAGGAATGAAAATTTTTGTGTTAAAAGGCCATTTACTGGAATCTATATGGCTTCTATATAAATTGTCATACTCATCAAAGCCCTGTGTTTTGTGAGTAACCCGCTGGTTTTGCTCCGATTTTGCTTCGTCAAAAGCTGTGCGTACTCTTTTTAAGAGGGCACTATAATCTTGAGTTTTTTCTTTTTTATTTTTCTTTGCTTTTGCCATTTTTTACCACAAAAAAAGACCGTCCAAAAATAGGACGGCCGAAAGTTCTTTTCTTGCCTTAATGCATTATATCATACCCGCACTTTTGGTAAAGTCTTACTAATTTCAGTTTCTTTAATTGTTCTCAATACGCTCTCAATCTTGGTAAGCCTTCCGTTAAACACTGATATTTGCACATTTCCATATCCATGTCTTTTTACTGCGCGTAAGTTATATACCATATCAACAACATCATCCATATCGATATTAAATTTTTCAAGCATATCCATAAACTGTGACATTTCAGGAAATACCGTTTCTAGCCATTGTTGAGCAAGGTCTTTATTGTGCTTTGCTTCCTCTAAATAATTATATTCCGAGGTCTTGGTCTTGGATGTTTTTTGTCTTTTGGACATAGGACAGGTAACCTCCTTTCTCTCCTAATGGCTCGTTTGCTTGTTGATAAAGTTGCCAAACAATAGCAAGGCTCATTACAAGATCGTCATGCGTTCCAGATTCCGCTTGGGCTTTAACCGAGGCGGTGGTTCTTACCACCACAAATGAATACAACTCTTCAATCGTGGGTTTATCATATATGGTTAAAACCTTATTATCTATTGCCTCTTTAAGCTGTGATAGCATTGCTGGGCGTGTAGCTGTATTTGTGTTCCATCCATATTGTACCGACTCTGGTGGATTCTCACGTCCCACGGTTGGCATTTTAAAAAGTTCAAACTTCCCCAACCGGTTCATTGAAGCTAGCCTGTCCATTTCAAATGTACCACCAGCATTTCTTTCATATGCAACGACGGGTCTTTTACCTGTAATGTCATTAATTTTTTCAAGGACCGGATAAAGCGCATTGGTCATCTCTGTTGCTATGGTTTTACTGTGATACACAAGCGGTACGTCAAGGTTTGTTTTTGATAAAAATTGTGCTGCTGAATAATCCCCAAGCCCGCTTGAAGTATCAGCTGCCACCAATATGAATTCACCTGGTTGAAAATCCCTATACTTGCGCCACATAATCCTCTCTTGCATTGTCTAAATACCACTTTAGTGCGTCTGCGCTAAAAAACATTTCACCGGATGATAAAAAAGCCTCTGTGTCTGTTTCTGGATACTCTTGAGGGAACATCTCACGTAATTCTTTTTTCTTTTCTTCCAAAAATTCTTTGGGATAAAAATCACTTGCTTTATAAAACAAGGGCTTGAAATTACGCTCACCAAGCTTGCACTCATCCCAAAAGGTTTTAAAGTAACCATAACCATTAGCTGTAGTTTCAATAATAACTCTACCCACAGGCACAACGGCTTGCATTGCGCCCGCAATTAACTTGTCAAAATGAAGATAAAATGCCGCCTCCGAAAAATGAAGGTTTGTAATGGTTTTACTTCTTCCAAAATCCGTATTGTCTGCTGTTCCTATGGTGTAGCGTGAATTAGTCGCCTCGTTAAAAAGCTCATACTTGCTATTATATTTTAGCGGCACCGGCGTACCAACCACATCCTCATAACTTTTAATATAAAACTTAACCCGATCAAGCAGTTCCGTTGCATTATCTGATATATCAGCCACGATCACGTTTCTTTGGTTTTCTTTAAGCAAAAAGTCTGCCGTAAAAAGTGCAAGGATAAGGCTAGAAAATCCTTGCTGTCTTGCCTTCAAAATTACATCTCGCCCTGTAGCGTCATCAAGTAAATATTTATTCTGTATATCATTTAATATGAAGGGTGCAATCTCGCTTTCCTTGTTGACAAGTTTAAGCCTACCCTCTATAAACTTTTTATATCCCGAATTCTTTTCGTTCATTTTCTACAACTTTATTAAAATTTATCTGCACGGCAGTATCCACACGACCCTTCCTTGAATCCTTTAGCTTTATATACCAATCAGCAAGCTCTTTAAACTCAGCTTGTGGTATCTTATGTTCTAGTTGTGAAAGCGTCTTGGCTGATAAATTTAACTCCTTTTGATCTATAAGCACCTTTACATCCTGGACAAATTTTTCCCATGTTTCTGGGGTTTCTTTGTTTGTATATCTCCAGGCTGTTTTGTAAGATATTCCCAGCATGTCGGCAATTTCTTCTAATTTATAATCTAATTGTTTTAACGCCTTAGCCGTAGCCACCTTAACAGGCAGCTTCATTTCTTTTTTTTGCGGTTTAGTTTTTTTACTCATTCCAGCTTATCCTTCCAAAATTCAATAAACTTTTCTGTTTGCTGTTTGTAAAAATCTTCAAATTCATCCGTTGGTTTATTTTGCTTCCAATACACATATAGCACATTTCTGATTCTTGTGCCTTGGCTTTTGTTTTCAAGCTCGCCTGATATTTTAACTTCTGGTGCATTTGGTGCATCTTTGGGAACAATCAAAATATCGCACACCTCGTTTTGTAAATCAAAAAACAAAGCCTTCTCACTAGCAGTCAACTCTGGCGAGTGACAAATAAAACTTATGCCACGGTCCGCCAGCGCCCTTATTCCTCGTATTTGTACTTCGCTTTTAATGGCTTTCACTCTCCCACCAGCCTTTCAAAGGTTGCCATATCCATAGCCACAAGTGTTTTTTTCGTACCCTTCCACCTTGCCACCCCAATAGGTATGCCATTTTTATTCTGGCTTGCCTCATCCCATGCTTTAACCAAGTTAGGGGCTTTACCAGCTTTACACTGGATCATATATGGCGGGGCAAACACATCTACCGGATCATGCGCCGAAAATTGATCGCTCCAATTGCGTTTTGCGTCAAAGCCTAGAGCCTTCATTCTACGTGTTATTTCGCGCTCAAAGCTTTTCCAGTGGGAATATTTACTCATTTGGTTTTGGTTAAATCCCTTTCTCTAATTGCAAAAGGTTTACCTGTTTCCCACTCGATTAATACTGGTGTGTAATGTCCGTCTTTTTTCATATCTATCTGTTATCCCTTTCGGGAGGAGGTTTTTGTTGCATTTTGCTAAATCTATCAAAAGCTCCTTAAAAGACTTGTTCACGCTCACAATGCTCAGGCCAAGATTGCTTCGCAGTCAAAGCACTTGGAGTATTAAACCCATGATGTTACCACCATAGATGGCTGCAATACCGAGAGCGAGTTTCAGGTTTTGAGCCTGAGCTTACAACTTGGAAAGCTGTCGTGCTGTCAATTACACCAAACTCGCTTAGTGGGTATGCCAATCGCCTGCCCTAAAATCAGCACACCCATCTAACCATTTCCTCTTCACCTAGTTTATAAGTTCCTTTTTTGACAAAGTAGTCCTTTAAACTGTTTTTATGTATTTGTATTTTCTTTTTCATTTGGTTTTGGTTAGCCATAATATACCCACACTTCATAGTCACTTCTTTCTTTAGCAGAAACCATCCATTCCGCACCATCGTAAAACTTTTGCTTTGACTTTGGTATCAAATGTATCCAACCGACACTAATATCTTCTTCTTTACACCAATTACTAAAAAACTCATCAGCATCTTCTTTCCCACAGTCGAACTCCAAACGCTTCCTCATAAGTTTCCTTGCTTGTTTTGCAGTAG